TAATAAAAATTAAACTTGAGCAATATAAACACTAGTGTTAAGTGCCCTTTGAAAATCTCTATATTCAGTAAATATCATAGTACTATTTCCCGCTCCCATATAAATCCAGGTAGATACTCTTCTTACAAAAGCATCGTAGTTAGGTACTGATTTGTACCATAGTTGAGGTTCTTGATTACTTGTAATCACAATTCTTTTTGAAGCAAACTGACATTGTCCCCCTTTAGTCTCGACCAGTAGTGGATATCTATCACATAAACGTAGTAAAACATCCCATCTTAACCATGCATAAAAATCATCCAAAACCACTGTTTCCTCTCGACCGTAGTTGTCCCACCATTTGCCGGACTGTTTCCAGTACGCAGTTGGATAATTGTCCATACAATACTTCGACTTCCCCGTCCCTGGTGGTCCATAGAGTACAATCACTTCCATCGGCCAAGTACGAGGAGTTACACAGAGAAGGCGATAAGCCTGTAAAGCTCTGTGGCTCCTGCACCAGGTGTCAAAGTCGTAGTCCGCGATCTCCTTTTCGGTATACCCTTGATCGATTAAAGTCTTTAGCTGTTGGAGTTTGGTCGGTTCTTTCTTGCCTAGGTTGTCGAGAAAGGTCGATAGAGCTTGAGACGTATCGAGTCCGGAGCATACCAAGCCAAAGGCAGCCAAGGCCTCGAGTGAGACGTCGAACGCCAAGGCCGGTGTCCCATCGTCATTAAGAAAATCCTTTAAACAATAACGTATAGCCTGTGACTGATCACCCTTCCTTATCTCATAGTGGCCCCGGCCATTCCAGTTGCGCAGATGAGACAGGGCCACGCTAGTATTAAACTCTACGTATCCTTGGAAATGTGGAGTTCCGGAATTGCCGATTTCCCTATTGGCTATTAATAATTTTAAATTAGATGGCATAATAAATTCACCCTCTTCAGGATTATTTAGAGTAAAACACCAATTTCTTGACTTAGACATAGTTTAGCTGTGGCTATCCAGTAATTTTTGATTGTGACCATAGGACGGGGTCTAGTATTACCCCCGTCCCTTGATCTGATCCATAAGCCCATGGTCTTATAAGAGGTCAGACACAACCCTAATTTAGTTGTCATTTTCCGTTTTTACAGGTAATTACACAATGGTTACTTTTCGCAGAAAGAGGTTTGGTAAGCGTGCTTTTAAAGCAAAAAGACGTATGCCTTACCGTAATAAACGTATGAATATACGTAGAAGGTTAATGCGTAAACCTGGAGTATCTAGGTTTCGTGCACCTCTTGGTAACTTTCCAGCCCAGAAGACAGTAGCTTTACGTTACGTGGATACGAAGACTTTGGATCCAGTTGTTGGTGGTACTGCTGTGGCCACTGTCTTTAGAGCAAATAATATATTTGATCCGGATTTTAGTGGTGCTGGACATCAACCTATGTATAGGGACAACTATGCTGCATTATACGATAGGTATCGTGTAAATCATGCTACGATTACTATGGTAGCTCTAGGAACTCATGTAACCAATACAACTACTGCGGAAACCACGTTGGGTACAACGGTTGGAGCCAATCAATTTTTCATTAGTAATAATCGTGCTTGTCGAATGTTTATCGTTCGAGATGAAACTGCAAGTGATTTTAGTACTGATTTGAACACGCTAGTGGAAGAAGGAAATCAGAATTTTGTTTGGAGATATTGTCCTCAAAATTCATCCCCGAAGATGCCAATACTTCGATTTAGCTGTTGGCCACATCGACAGTTCTCTGTTGATAGAAAAGATGAAAGCTTGACTGCCGACCAAGGAGGTGGTCCAGCCAATGAGTGCTTCTTTATATGTGGCGTTACCGATTTAGGTGATGCTACTAACATTGATTCTATGACATTCCAATTCATAATTACGTATAACGTTACGTTTTATGACCTAATTAAAACTCAGGCTCAACAATAAATATAGGCGGAGGGAGCACCTTCGGGTGTGACCGTAGCCACCCCTAGGATAAAAATGACAACTAGGTATAGGTTAAGGGTTGTGTATTAAAAATTAATAAAAATTAAACTTGAGCAATATAAACACTAGTGTTAAGTGCCCTTTGAAAATCTCTATATTCAGTAAATATCATAGTACTATTTCCCGCTCCCATATAAATCCAGGTAGATACTCTT